GTAAAGTTTCTATAAACTCCTGAAACTACACCTATACCTGAAGCTATGTTTCCATCTTCATAAACTTTTATTGTTTTGCCATCGCTTGGTATAAAAGTTCCAAAAGATATAGGTTGAGTAAATGTAGCACCTGCATTAAATATTGCTTTACCTGCTGCTGACATATCAAGGGTAAGGGCAGTAATACCTGTTCCACCATCTTCGCCTTTAAATACAACGCTACCATTATTTCCTGCATTGTAAATATCTAAATTAGCACCAGCTTTGCTTAATATTGCAAAATTTGTACCACCATCTTTTAGTATTACATCTCCACCATCTGCATCAAGAATAATATCCCCACCTGCATCAAGTGTCATATCTCCTACTTTTACTAATGAACCACCTAAGACAACAGCACTATTAAATTCTGCTGTTCCACCTTCTGACATATCAAATTTTACTGCTGTAACTGTTGAGCCACCATCATTACCAGTAATGAATATGTCTTCGTCTGTTGCTGGGTGATTTATATAAAAGTCATTACCTGATGTAAATAATTTACCGAATGTAGTGCCTGCACCTCTTAAATGTATTTCATCATTACCTGAATCTATATTAAGTTGTCCTGCTGCATCTAGTGTTAAAGCTCCACTAGAATCTATCTCTGTACCATCTATTGTTATGTTGTCTACAACTACACCTGCATTTGCAGTGAGAACTCCTGTAGAAGCTAATGTACCTGCAACACTTATATTAGTATCTAGTTTTGCTGAAGTAACTGCATCATCTGCAATATCAGCAGTCGCAATAGTTCCATCGGCTATCTTTGCACTGGTAATTGCACTATCGGAAATCTTTGCAGTGGTTACATTAGCATCTGTAATTTTAGCTGTAGTAACTGCGTTATCAGCAAGTTTTGCTGTTGTTACATTAGCGTTTAGTATTTTTGCAGTTGTAACATTAGCATCAACAATTGTACTTGTAGTTACGCTATTAGATGCTGGTACATTTACAGATGTTTGACTAAACATGATTACTTCTATAGCTGTTCCATTTACAGGAGCAGTATCAAAAGTAAGAGTTGTGCCACTTACTGCATAAGTTGATTTGTGTTGATATACACCATCTACATATACTTGGGTGTTATCTTCGTTAGTTGGACTAATTGATAAGGTGTAGGCAACTGTTGAGCCATCTCCACTAAATGCATTTTGTGCTACTGAAGAACCTGCAATAGATGCTCTTATGTGATTTATTACAATCTTTCTTGTATTAGCTGGTGCTGTGTCAAATGTAACTGTTGTGCCACTTGCTACAAAATCTGCTTTATTTTGAAAAACACCTTCTATAAATATAATTAGATTATCTTCACTAACAACATTAGAACTTATTGTAAATGCTCTTGTAGAACCATCACCTGTAAAAGTGTTGGTCTCCATAGCACTTGCACCACCACCTGCTATTGCACCCCATGCACCATTTTGATAGCCTTCAAACTCTTCGTTAGTTGAGTTATACCTAAACATACCATTTGCAGGTGAGCCATTTCTTTGACCTGTAGTTCCTGCTGGTACTTTAATTGAATCAGTACCACTAAGTGTCATATTAGTAAATGTAGGACTACTAGAAGTCGCTACAGCTTGTCCTATAGCTACTTCTGTTCCTGATACCGATACACCTGTTCCTGCTGTAAGGGTTGTTATGTTTGCACTACCATCAAAGCTAACACCATTTATAGTTCTTGCGTTTGCTAGAGTAGTAGCAGTTGTTGCTAAAGCGACAGCTATATTTGCACTTCCATCAAAGGAAGTACCACCGATTGTTCTTGCTGTAGCTAATATAGTTGCTGTTGCAGCATTTCCTGTTGTATCTTGATTACCTGTTGCGTTTACACCTGCAAGATTAATATTAGCTGTTCCATCAAAAGATACACCACCAATAGTACGAGCATTAGCAAGTGCTGTAGCTGTAGCAGAAAGTGCTACTGCAATATTACCTGTACCATCAAAACTTGTGCCACCAATCGTTCTAGCTGTTTCTAAAGCTGTAGCTGTACTAGCATTACCTGTAACTGCACCAGTTAAAGGGCCACTAAATGCATCAGAAGTTACAGTGCCATCAAAGAATGCGTTTTTAAACTCTGCAGATGATGTTCCTAAATCTACATCATTATCTGTAGATGGGACTAAAGCACCATTTGTTAGTTTGATTTGACTTTCATTACCTGCAAAGAAATGTATTTCATCTGCTGTTCCAAAGTCTATTTTTGTTTGGTCATCTTCACCAATCTTTATATCGGTGGCTAATAAACTTGTAATAGTTGTTTGAACAGGGTTTATAACGAAATCTAATGTTCCATCGCCATCTTCATAAGTAACAGTGATACCAGTTTCGGTGTTACTGGAAACCATACCACCAACAATGTCTTGTATTTGTTCAGTCGTTTTAGAAGCATCGCCATAACTAAATGAACCATCACCATCAGATAAAATTGCTTGACCTGCTACACCATTACCTGAAATATTTAATTGAGATGCACCTACAACATTGTCATCAATACTTGCACTTAGTACTACATTGCCTGAACCATTAAAGGCTACAGCAGATGCAGTTATATCACCTGAAATTGAGAAGTTTCTGTTACTAGCTAATGTTGTTGATGTATCTGCATTACCTGTCACATCTCCTGTCAATCCACCTACAAAGGCAGTTGAGGTAATAGAAGTAGCACCTGTTACAACACCAGCATCAATGATAATAGTTCCATCTAAAACAATTTGTTGACCTGTAAGAGGAGTTATATTGAGGTCTGTTCCTGCAGTGCTAGATAAAGTATTACCATTGATGTTGATATTATCAACTTGTAATGCTGTTAAAGTTCCTAAAGAAGTTATATTTGATTGAGCAGCACCAGTTACAGTAGCTGAACTTCCTGATACATTACCTGTGACATTTCCGACAAATGCTGTTGATGTAATAGATGTTGCACCAGTTACTACTCCTGCATCTATAATTATTGCACCATCTAATACTATCTGTTGTCCTGCTAAAGGCGTAATGTTTAAATCTGTACCTGCTGTAGATGATATGGTGTTGCCATTTATATTTATGTTATCTACTTGTAAAGCAGTCAGTGTTCCAAGACTCGTGATATTTGTTTGTGCTGCTGTTTGTATTGCACCTGTTAAATTACCAACAACGTTACCTTCAAAGTTTGCAACTAACGTAGCTATCTGAAAACCTGTACCACTTGTATTAACAGTAGTTGTAGGCTCAGCTTCTAGTAGTTCAAATAGTTTGTATTTACCACTGTCGTTTTGGTCTCTAAATAAACCTGAGAACTGATTATTAGAACCTGATGCTCTGTATTGACCATAAAAACCAATATCTAAAGAATTAGCTGTATTGTCTTTTGCTAATTTAATTAATGGGTCTGTAACATGAAGTTCGTTAGTATCTGTAGTTGTTGTTGTTCCATTTACAGTTAAGTTACCTGATATAGTCACATTATCAGGCAATCCAATAGTTACAGTAGAACTTTCGCTTCCTGAACCACTAACTTCTATTTCATTCGTTGTACCACTTATACCTGCTACATAGTTGCCAGTAGTGTCTGTTCCAAGAGCAACACTATTTGCTGCTATTGTAGTAGATAAAGTAATGTTACCTGTTCCGTCAAATGATACTCCTGAAGCAGTTACATCACCTGATAGGGCTATTGTACGAGCATTAGCTAAAGCTGTAGCAGTTGATGCGTTTCCACTTAATGCTGCTGTTACTGTTCCAAATTGAACATTGTCTGATGTACCTACTGATTGACCAATTGCAATCGTTGGTGTTGCTGATTCGCCACTATTGTTTGCTAAAGATACACCAGTTCCAGCAACTAAGCTTTCAACATACGAACCTGTTGTGTCTGTACCTAAAGCAACGCTGTTAGCCTGTATTGTGGTAGATATTGATATTCCTGCTGTTCCATCAAAGTTTGCAGTACCAACTACATCACCTGAAAGTGCTATGGCTCTAGCTGTTGCTAATGCAGTGGCAGTAGAAGAATTACCAACCAATGCTCCTGTTATTTGATTGAACTCTACATCATCTCCTGTACCTACAGATTGACCGATTGCAAAGGTAACACCATTGCCTGATGCTGTAGAACTTACCCCAGTTCCACCAAGTAGGGATAAAGTTTCTGAATCAAGGTCAATTGCTATCGTAGAAGAACCATCACTAATATCTAGGTCTTGTGCAGTTATATTTGTATCTACATAGGTTTTTATTGCTTTTGCAGATGCTATTGTTGTATCTGTAGCTGCTACACTTGATAAATCAGTATCTAATACACCTGATTTAAGATTATCTACCTCTATATTGCTTAATGTGTTGTTATCTACATCAAATGTTTTATTTGTTAATGTTTGACTACCTGCAAGTGTTGCTACTGTATTATCTATGGCAAAAGTTACTGTATTAGTGTTTGCAGTTGAATCTATACCAGTACCACCAGCTAATGTAAGTGTTTCTGAATCTAAATCTATTGCTATATCGTTACTTCCATCAGAAACATCTAAATCCTGTGCTGTTATGTTTGAGTCTACATACGCTTTGATTGATTGCTGACTAGCAACTGCTGTAGCAGAATTACTAGACATATTATCTTCATCTTTAAATGCTGTACCTGACAATGTGCCATTTAGTACAGGGCTTGTAAGTGTTTTGTTAGTTAATGTTGCTGTTGTGCCTGAAAAGTATGTATCTAGCCTTGTTATGGCTAATTGTTTCATTGTGCCATTGTCATTCACTATAAATTGGTCTGCATCTACAAGGACTACAGAAGATGCACTAGTATCACCATCTAATACATTTATTTCTGTACCTGTTGTGGTTATAGCAGTAGAACCATTAATTTTAGGTGCTGTAAGTGTTTTATTCGTAAATGTTTGTGTACCAGCTAATGTTGCAACTGTTGCATCTATTGCAAAGGTAAAGTTATTACCACTTAAAGAAGAAGTGAGACCTGTACCACCTAATAGACCTAAGACTTCAGAATCTAAGTCTATAGAACCACTATTAGACCCATCTGATACATCTAAGTCTTCAGCAGTAAGTTGTGTATCAACATAAGCCTTAATAGATTGTTGTGATGCAAGTTTAGTCGCACTATTACTTGCCATATCATCTTCATCAAGAAATGCACTACCTGATATTGATGTGTTAAACACTGGTGTTGTTAATGTAGGACTCGTTAATGTTTTATTGGTTAGGGTTTGTGTTCCTGATAGGGTTACAACATTAGCATCTATTGCGAAGGTAACATTGTTACCACTAGCTGTACTACTAATCCCTGTACCACCAATTAATCCTAATGTTTCGCTATCTAAATCAATAGCAATGGTTGTAGTGCCATCTGTTATGTCTAAATCTTGTAATGTTACTTGTGCATCTACATAGGCTTTTATACTTTGTTGTGTAGATAAAGCAGTAGCAGAATTAGAATCCATGCCATCTTCATCAAGTATAGCGACAACAGTTGCACCTGTTTCACCTATCTGTAGATTAAAAAGTTTTTGTGTAAGTTGTTTGCCTTCAGTTGTATCGTTTGCTGTCCATAAAACATTTGCATTATCGTATATGAGCAATGCACCATTATTAGAAGCACCTGCGGTATTCTGATTAATACCTCTGCCCATAATAGCACTTGGACCAGCAACACCTTGTGTTCCAACTGTAGTAACTGTAATACCACTGGTATCAGTAATTGTGATTTGATTTACAGTACTAACACTTGTAATTGTAATACTATCAACAGAACTCATGCTGTTATATTTCTCCTCACACTATAAGTACCCTCTATAATTCTTGTTACTACACCAGCACCACTTGTTATTTCTAAATCAAACACACCATCATCAGGCGATAGACTAGCTGAATCTGTAGAACTTATTGTTAGTACGATTGTTCCAGCATTACCACCCATAGTCATACGACCATTTGCAGTTGTGAGGGATAGGATTGTTGCAGTTGCATCAGGTTTTTCTTTAAGTGACATAGCACCTGTAAAACCTGTTAGGTTTATTACTGCGTTAGATGAATCTTTAAGCGTGAGTGTCTGACCAAATGTAGCACCCTGCTCTATAATAAAATGATGATAACCTGCACTCATTAAAACTTCCTATAAATTGCATGGTATCTACCATTTAGCGTCTGCTATGTTAATCATAACAAAGAATTTATGAAGATGCTTTCTTTGTCGTTTTCTTTTTAGTAGTTTTCTTTTTTGCAGTTGTTTTCTTTTTTGGTGCTTCTCCACCTTCCCATGCTTCATTCACATCAGGAGTTTCAGGGTCATCACCTATAAGTTGACCTTTATCGTTTCTTGCTCTTTTGACTTCTTTAACATCAGCTTCAACATCAACAGTTTCTTCTACAGAATCAACTTTGACTTCCATTGCCCAACCATTTTCTATAAATGAATCCATTAATTCATCTTGCCATGTACCTTCAGACTCTATTATTTCATCTGCTGTATATAGCTTGACTTCAGTTCCATGTTCATTACATGAAGCTGGTTTTGGAACTACTATTTTAAATTTTCTTGCCATTGTTCTTCCTTAATTAAGTGTGGGGTGTTTTACCACCCCACTGATTTATACTTACGCTAAGCTGTAAGTTGAAGCACCCCCAGCGTGTCTTGGGAATCCTTTGATACATGAGATTGACATTGGTGTACCAGTGCTGTGATTGCCTGTTCTGACAATATCAACTCTAATATACTGTTTGCCACCTACATATCCAATTCCTGCGACCTGTGGTGTTTCAGCATTATCATCTAGTGTTAGCCATGTTCCATCGGTTGCGATAGAAGCATCTGTAACATCTAATTGACTACTTACTGCAGTAAGAGAACCACTTGTATCACCATGATACAGTTTTAACTCATACTTTAAGTTTGAAGCTAAAGTATCACCTTCTACACCTGAATTACACATTACAAAAGCACCTTCAAAACCTTGTAGGTCTATCTCTGAGCCAGTTGTAGTTGTTGCGTTTCCTGATGCGACTACTGCTGCAGTCATACTGACAGGTGTTAAATTATTTCCTAAATCTTTCATAATTTACTCCTCGCTTACGCTGTTACTTTAAGTTTATTTATGGCTTCAGGAAGAATCACTTGTCCACCAACTCTTTTTCTAGCAATGTATCTTACATTACCAGTAGTTGCTTGGGTAAATGGGTCTCTTAAAACCGCTAAGTTCACTCTATCCACAATCATGTATGCTTTACTGAAGTCACCAAAGGCAACTGGGAAAGCATTTTGTGCAATAGAAGGCATATCTGTAGCTTCAACATATGGTTGACCTAAAATAGTATTAACCATGTTTCCACCTAACATCATACCTGTTTGAAATACATACTGACCAGCAGTATCTTTAAGCTTTCTTATAGCAGCTAAAGTGCTTCTGTTAAATACAAAAGTACCATTTCTACCATAGTCTGACTTAATGTTATGCACTAATGAAATCAAGCTATCTGCTGTGATTGCTGTGTTTGAACCTGAATCTACTGAAGCAACATCACTGTTGGTCATAAATCCTTCAGGTTTGCCTACAGCATTACCACTTACAAATGCAGTTCCTTCAGCTTTTGCAAACTGTGTAGAGAACTCTGATTGCATTTCTGCTTCTAAGTCAAATACTGAATCTTCTAAGTCCTGCTCAGAAATATCAACAAGAGCATAATGCTCATGTGCTGGTAATTCTTCCAGTCCTACTTGATATCCAGTAGTTTCACTTCTTGTACCACTTTCAGCTACCCATTGTGCAGAGAATGTACCAGTCCTTTTTGGGATTTGTACACTTCTTTGCCCTGTGCTTCTTACTCTAGCAATACTACGAATAGGTGAGATTTCTGTTATATCTTTTAACAGCTCTCTTATATATTCAGGTGGTGCTAAGTAACCGCCAGTTGAGTCATTGCTGACTGTTAAAGCTTTCTTTTCTACTGCATCAAGTCCTTCTAGTCCTTTTCTGCAATACTTGTCAAAAGCTTCCATGTAGTCATCTACTTGCTTACTTTCAATACCTGAGTTAGGTCTTTTTACGACTGTCTCTAGTTTTTCAAGTTGGCTTTTGATGTTTTCAGCGTTAGATTCAGCAATCGTTAGTTTCTGATTAATGTCTTCATAAGAATCCATTTTAGCTTCCATCTTAGCTAATTTCTCGTCCACATATGCTGTACTCTCGCCTTTTTCAATCGCTTCAAGTCTTTCGTCATTGACCTTTTTAAATTCTGTAAAGGTTGAACTCATTTCTTGAATAGCGTTTTTTACATCTTCCGACATAATTATCTCCTATATTAAGATTTTAAGGTTAAAGTTAAGTTCTTTATGGCATCTACCAATTCAGCATTAGAGCCAACCTCTCGTTGACTGAATGCATCAGTTACAGCTTTTGCTGCAACTTTCGCTTCTGAACGAGAAATGGAGAAAGCATCTCGCATTCCATTCTCCCATTCTCTTATGGTTATCTCTTCACCCTTAACAGACATTACTGTTGCTTTGGGGTTCATTGGAAATGTAACCAACGAGACTTCCATTAAATCTACTTCTTTGATAATTCGCTTGTTTGCTCTTTTATCGTAAGAAACTTCTTGTGGGTTTACTCTAAATCCTATAGACAATCCATCTAAGGCACCCATTTTTAATAATTCATACGCTTCTTGACCTGCTTGTGTCTTTAAAGCTAACCGACCTTTTACATATAAACCTCTATCATCTTCTCTAATTACATCAAATACACCTATAGGCATATCTGACTTGTGTTGATAAAGTAATTTAACTTGATAAGGTTTTTTCTTTTTTAAACTTTTAGCAAAAGCTCCTGATTCAATAACATCATTACCTAAGTCTTTATTACCAAAGACAGAACCATAGCCTTCAAAAGTACCATAGTCTTTATCTTCTTCTTCATCTTCGTAAGCTTTAAGTTCTGATTGAACCTCTAAGGTTTGTTCAAGATTATCTAATGCATCTTTCATGTCTTTTGGTTTCTTCTTTTTAGGTTTTTTACCATATCCTGATACTTCTCTGCCAGTAAGTTCAGTATATTCTTCGTGTGTTTTACATGGCATAAAGATTTTATTACCATTATCGTCATGAGAATGTGTTCCTACACAACCTATTTCTTTTGCTCTTGCTTCTGCTTCTTCTTCTGTAGTATAAACATCTTCTCGTAATTCTTCTTTGCTATCTAAAGAATCTTCTTTATCTGAATTATAACTGCTGTTACAGACAGCTAACCTTTGATTTGAATCATTATATTCATCAACCATAGTGCTATCTCCCATGCATCGTTTCATAAATTCTTGCCTAGACTCATTACTATTAGGTTTTGGTATAGGCATAATTACTTCATATAGTATCTTATTGGATTGATTTGCACAATATATAGTACATAAAATATATTTACTCCATATCTCTTTCATCTGCATAAACAATTACACATCTACAATTAATTACATTTTTTGCACCACCCCTTGAATCTCCTGCAAATCCCATTGGAGTACCACCAACAGTAAAGTCCTCGTCCATATCTACTATTTGACCACTAGCTGCAGAATGTGTTGACCTTGTTCTAGCATCATTAGTAGCAACCCATTTTTTAAGCATCTTTAGTCCTAAATCTTCTTGTACTGTTTTATGATAAGAATGATTTGCAAAAGAAGCTGCACTATGTGTTTCGGTTCTAGCAATTAAAGCTGCTCTACTTCTACTAATAGGCAAAAATTTATCTGAAACAAGTTTTGCTATTTGAGGTAGTGTAAGATTATCTGCTCTGCCTTGTTCTATTATTTTAGATATTCTATTTGCTAAACGTACACCTATGCCTGTTAATATTAATTGTCTTGTATTAAAGTAGCTATTAACTATTGCTTCAAAGTCTACGCTTCTTCCAAAAACAACTGCTTCTTGTTTAAAATTATCTTTATACTTATCTTCGTTAAAATCGTAAATTGCTTTAAATACTCTACGATAATGTGATTGTATTAAAGGTATAAAGTCTTCGTTAAGTATTTGTACTGCTGTTGCTTCTTGATAGATACCATATTCTTTATATAAATGCATTTGTACTCTTACAAACTTTCTAAATAAAGAATCTAATCTTCTATAAAATCTTTTTTCTAAATTGTTTCTTAATATAAGTTGTTGTCTTATTTCGTTGCGTTCAGATATTCTTATCTGTCTTAGACTTCGTATACGTTTATGTTGGGTTGCCTGACTCACAAGATAAATGAATAAAACTTATAAGTCAGGTCTTAGAGGATAGAGGGTGTCCTTTAGGAAATAAATCAGAATCATGTTTACCACCCTGATACCTACCTTTTCTTAATGCAAATAAAAACGAATTGACTCTAGCATATGCCCATCTATCAGCACCACCACTTGCTCTAACAGCAGGTCGGACACTAGCAGGGTTTGTATTATATGCTCCTACACCACGCTTAAATACAGCAGATAACATTCTTACTGTTGCTCTTTTTTTAGGTTTATCTCCATATTTTTCGTTATGTTCGTCAACTTTCTTTTTTAAAGCTTCTTTAATTTTAGCTGATAATTGTTTTACATCTTCTGGTATTGCTATATGTGTATCTTCTTCAAATGGTTCAAAGTCTTCCATTTGCTTCTTACCTTCTAACTTTTTAGTAAGTTCTAAAATTACATCTTTCATACCCTGTTCGCCAAGCGTTCCTATAACACCCCATTTAATTTGTGCTACAACACCTGCTACATTAGATAGGTTAGGTTGCACAGAACTATTTTTAAACTTTTGACCATCTCTAAAATGTCTTGCAGCCCAAGCTTCTCTTTCTTTTATCCATTTTAAGACAGCAGGAGTTTCAGAGCCATTTCTTGCTTTACTCCATAAGCTGTACGCTTCATTACCTCTTATATTTCCTCCAGCTTTCCATATGCCTTTAGGACCATCATCTTTTACGTTAGATGCAAACTCATAACTAAATTGTGGATATTTACTATTTCTTAAAGAAATCTTTTTATTATCACCTCTTTTAGGAAAGTTAGTTAAGTCATTCTTTTCTTCTTCTATAAAAAATTCTTCTTCGTATTCCTCGTATTCCTTTAAATCTTCTTCGTTAATAGGATTTTCTGGCTTGTCTACAGTTTCATCTGTTAAAGGAAATAAAGCTGCTGATATGTATAAATCATCTGCACCATCTACAGGTTGTAGTCCTATAATTTCTCTTGCTTCATTTCTAGTCATAATGCCTTCACGAACTGCTGATGTTACGTTCTCGTATATCTTTCTTCTTCTTTCTGATAGAGCAGGTATAGAATCTATATCAAATTCAAGGCTTAGTCTTTCATCAAACATAGGCACTAACCATTCGTTAAGGTCAGATGCTAGTTTTCTTAGATGTGGGATTATAGTTTCTTCGTATAATGCTAATCTTGCTTCTGCTACATTAGCATAAGTCTGTGCATCAGGTACTCCTACTAATTGTGAAGGAACTCCAAAGCACATAGCTATATCAGTTGCAGACATATGTTTAAGATTTAAAAAGTCCATATCTTTAGGACTTAATCCCATTTCACGCCAGTCAAAGTCACCTTCTAGTAATAAAGGTCTACCTGCATTAGCAGTACCACTAAATCTATTATTAAGGTCAGTAAGCAATTGTTGTCTCTGTGATTCTGTAAGGTTAACAGCAAATCCTGCATCATCTTGTGGTTTAAATATTACAGCACCACTTGGCCTTGCTCCATTTTGTAATAAATTAACATTATGTTTACTTGATAAATTAAATTGGTCTATTTCTACAGCAGCAGCACTCATAGGACTTAAACCATAATAATCATCTAAAGGATTCCAAAGCTTAATATGTTTTAATTCACTATAGCCATTTTCTTGGTCTACTTCGTATGTATGCTGTACTTTACCATTAAGAATATATTGATATTTATCAGGAATTGCATTGCCACTACCTTTAATATTAATTCTATCAGGTCGTAATTGGTGCAGTTCTTTAGGTGCACCCTGTTCTGCTCCTACTTTTAAAATGTAAGCATTACCACTTAATAATATATAACCAAATAAACTATTAAAAAATTCAGAGTAAGATTGTAAAGGGTTAGGTCTTTTAAGTAAGTCTATTAATGGGTGTTGTTCAATTATTTGTTCCCCAGCTTTTACTTTAAATGCAACTGCACTTGCACCTTTACTTATTTCATTAACACATCTATAAACTATAGCATTTTTAAGATAACCTTCTTTAGCAAGGTCTTGATACTTATAAACTTTAGCATCTTGTGTACCTACACCAAAATAACCCATCATGTTGCTTTGTTTAGTTTCTGTAGGATTTATATTAAATATCCTTTGAAAAATTGTTTGTTGTGCCATTAGCTTATTCTCCAGTTAACCTGTCCTTTAGATTTACTAAGTTCAGTTAATCCCCAAACTAAAGCATCTAATCTGTCAGGTGAAGTATTTGTTTCGCCAGTATAACTGCACATTTGCTGTTCTAACTCAGGATACAAACCAATATGATGTACCCTATCTTGTTCATATAATGCTGCGATTGGTTCGGCTCTTAAAATTTTTCCTCTTGTTGCTCTTACACTTCTATAAGGAACATTAGTATCTATATTTCTTAATAGTCGTTCTACCAAGTCTCCACCGTTATTTGTTTCAGCTACAATTCTATCAGCTTCCCACTCATAAAATGCATTAATTGCTATTCTACCCCATTTATCAGCAGAATATCTACCAGACAAATCTTCTAAAACATAAAAGTTGTTATTAAAATCTTTTCCTACAACTATAATACCAGTTTCATCAGAATTTGCATTAGCTGTAACTGCAGGGTCAATTGCTACAATAATTTGTGATAAATCTTTCTCGGTATCTTTTAACAACCTACTTCTATCAATAAGCTTATTACTCCATAGAGCACCATCTATATCATCTACTATCTCTGCATAAAGCTCTTGCCTTCCTATAGTAGTTCCCTCGTATTTTTCTTTTAGCATAGTTAAAGCACTTTGTGCTAAGTTTGCTTCATTCTCAAATGTATTGCCTTTTGTTACATATACATCATCTCTTTCAACTAAACTTTTTATAAGTTGTATAGGTTTAGGTGTAGTAGTAATTACGCATTGAGGGTTGTTACCTAATCTAAGGCCAAACATTAACTGGTCAAATGCTTCAGGATAACGCCATGCTGCTACTTCATCACACCATGCTCTATGAAACTGTGGTCCTCTTAATCTATCAGGTTCTTGTGCTGCATAGCCTGTTATCTTAGAGCCATTATATAAACGAATTTCAGATACAGATGAACTATAGCCTTTTAAATCCTTAGAGTTTAAAAAACATTCTTTAGGTAAAATAGAAAGTAAACCAGAGTTACCTCCAAAGCATACCCTTCTTAGGTCTCCATGTGTAGGTGCAACTACAGCACAGTTAACATTAGGGTTTCTTAATGCATATAAAGCAATATCTTGTGCACCTGTCCTTGTCTTACCCCAACCACGTCCTGCTAATATAAGCCATATATAATGGTCAACTTTAGGTTGTAGTTGTTTATCCCTTGCAGTTTCTAGCCAACTAGTGCGTAGACTGAACGCTTCGGCTTCTGCTTTCTTCAACCTCGTCAAGCAGTTCCATAGCTCTTCTGAAGCTGTCGTTGTTTTCTGTAATTGTGGCATTTATATTCTCGGTTACTTCTCCAAGTGCTATTTTAGCTAATCGTTGTGCACTAAGTGCTGCATTAGCTAAAGCATTTACTTGTGTGGGTGGTAAACTTTTTTTACCTGTTTGAACATCTTGATTATGCTGTTGCATTATTTGACCAATCATTACATAGAGTCCACTAGCAATATTTAAACTATTGTCATCATTACTCTTAGACCTTTTGACTAAATCTTTTTTTCTTTCTTTATCAAGTTCTTCTAATAAATTAAATTGAAATTGTTCTTTTTGTAACTTCCAATTTTCTTTTCTAGCAACTCTGTAAACTGTTGACTGTGCTACTTTATATTTTTTTATTAACTCATCTAAGTTTGGATAATTTCTTTTATTATCTTCTTCTATACCTTGTACAAAATCATTTCTAATTTTAAGCTTCTTAGCATCAGTAAGTTTAGTAGGTGTAGTTTTTTTAGTCATAATTTCTAAGTAATTACCGCAATATTAGTCCATAAAGTACCTAAAATAAAGCAAATCCTAAAAAAAGACTATATTTATTCCAAAAAGGGTTTACTTTTGTATGCAACACTTTAATATAGTAAATATAAATTGAAAGGAGATAAAATGAGAACTACTAATACTTACAAAGAAGCAAGAGATAAATTCCTTGCAAAAGCTAATCAGCTATTTACTAACTACGATAAAGAACCTTCTATAGAATACTGTTCAGAAAGAATGGGTGGTTGGTTAATCTTTGATACAAGTAACATGATGATAGGTTGGGTTGGTAACTTAGGAGAGATTACTGTATACGACTACGAGCCTACTACTAAAGCTAACGCTACTAAAGAAAACTTTAGAGGTGCTAAGTAATGATTTTTAAACAAGAAGCACTAAATACTTTTACATCTAAGCAATTATTAGAGAATCTTAATAAAACATTTATAATACACGCACTTTGTAATCCTAAAGTTAGACCACAAATATCAAAGTATCAAAAACAAATTACACAAACTATATGGAAAAATTTTCCACAAGTTGCACAAAAAGAAGGTTTAAAAAAAATACAGGAGTAAATTATGGGTAATAGGGCAGTAATAACAATAAAAGATGTACATAGACCTAAAGAGGATTGGGCATCACTATATTTACATTGGAACGGTGGTCGTGATTTTGTAGAACCTATTTTAAAAGTTGCCAAGTTATATGGTATTAGATGTAACGCAGACCCAAGCTATGGTATGGCTAGATTAAGTCAACTAATAGGTAATACACTAGGTGGTACATTATCTTTAGGTGTTGGACCTTACAAATCGTTAGATACTAATAATTTTGATAATGGAACATACATTATTGATAATTGGGAAATAATAGAAAGAGAATTTTTTAGTGGCCAAGAACAGACCGAATACAATCAAGAAGAATGTATAAAAGAAATAAGAGAGATAAACGATACGATTTTTGATTACAAAGAAGATAATGTTACACAGATTCATGTCTAAAGGTAACTTTTTACAATTTAGTTTTACTTTTGGGATAAATACTATCTTTGTAAAATATAAGCTATTTAGCGAAGGTTTTGACAATACAGAAATGCATCATATAGAAATTAATGTAAAAAACGATAATGCTATACCACTTACAAAAACAGGTTACAGGTCTGAAATATTTCCTATGAAAAAAGGTAGCATTTTAAATAAACAAGAAATATTAGAATGGTTTTATAAAGAAAATGGTCAAGAACAACTAACTTTATTCTAAAAATACTTTAACTTTTTTTAAAACAATTTAGTATAGAAAAATACAGAGGTATAAATGTCTATAGAATTACTTAATCTATCTTTTAAAGTAAAAGGTCTTACACCTACTAAAAAATTAATTTTAGTTATACTTTGCAACTATGCAGACGAAAAAGGTAGTTGTTATCCAAGTTATCAACACATTGCAGATATAGTAGGTCTTAAAGATTCAAGAGGTGTTAGAAGAACTATTAAAGAGTTTGAAAAGCTTGGAATACTTAAAATACAAAATAGAATATTAGATAATGGAAGCTTTACGAGTAATCGTTATTACATACAACTAGCTAGGGGCATAAAGAACCCTATGGGTGCTGACACCCACACCCTCTGGGCATCACAGCCCTGTAATACTAAAGAAGATACTAAAACTCTTTATTCCACAGACTTTATTGATTTCTGGAACCAATACCCAAGAAAAGCAAGTAAATATGAATCAGCTAAATCTTATAAAAAAGCTATTCAAATAATACAAAAGGAAGAACTATTACAAAAAACAAAAGAATATGCAGAGTCTTTAGAAGAACAAAAAGATAAAACATTTATACCACACGCAGTAACTTGGTTAAATCAAAGAAGATATTTAGATGATATAGAAATTATTAAAGAGAAAAAAGATAGACCTATTGCAACTGATTGGGCAAAAGATTTAAAGCTATAAAGGAACTCTTTTTAGAGTCATATCATATTTATTCTTATTTAAGTTAATATCCTTTTTTCTAATTAACTTATTAATCTTAAACTGACTGTAATCTACATAATGATGTATACGATTAAACCTTTTTACAACCTTAGAAATATCAGGATAAACTTTTAATTGCATTTTAGATTTTTCTAATGTGCCTTCTTTATCATAAAACTCTTCGGAGTTACCACCTCTTACTGATTGTGTTGTTATTTTTTCTTGTAGAAAAGCATTAAACTGTATAGTACAAAGACCATTAGTTAACATATCTAAGCTTAAAATAGTATCTTCGTTGTATCTGCCACGCCACCTATAAGGCAAATCATTCTTTATAAAATTACAAGAATATATCCTTGTATTTAATATAAAAGGTGGTGTTTTATTCCTTGCTGGTTGAAACATATAATAGTTTGGCCCTGCCATACCAACATTCTCGTAACGTAAAACAAAATCTTCCATAGCTTTAAAAATAGTTCCACTAGATACTTTAACCTTTTCATTTAGGTTATATCGTCTAAAGCTTCTTATGTTATCGTCCATAACCCAATGATAGTCGTAGCCTTCTTTTATTGAATAATCCCATATAAAGTTTCTTGCTGGCCCTGGTCCAGTAGATTTAGTTAAACCTAAATCATCACAGGTATCGTACTTTTCTTTGTATGACATATCTAATTCTAGTAATTTATTTTTATCCTTTACATGTTTAAGATACATATCATATTCAGATGGTTCTATTACTAACCGATAAGGCACTTTCATATAATCTAAATATCGTGCTGTATATCTTGAATCTGCACGTCCTTTAGAAACTATAAATAAAGGATATTTAGGATTAGTCATATCTTTTACTTTCTGTATCCATAAATACTTGTTCTGGGTACCATATAGACTTAGTTTTTTCAGTATGATTTTGTTGTAACAATTCAAAGAAATTATCGCAATCTTCGTCAGAAGCAAAATGCACTATTACGCTTCTTACAGAAGTTTTATCACTTTGACTATATTCAGGCATACCTTCCCATTCATTTAAAATACTTTCTACAACCCTATCATCTTCAATAAAAGGCATAATCTGTTCTTTATCAAAACCTATTAAATTAATATTAAAGTCTGTATCTGTTAATTCTTTTATTTGTTTCCAAAGTAATTCTTCATCCCAAGTAGAGTTAATAGCAATTTTATTATCTGCAATATTAAGTGCTTTTTTTTGGTCTTCTGTTAAACCCTCTAAAATTATACAAGGCACAGTTTCGTAAATTAATGTTTTAGCTGCCATAAGTCTTCCATGACCAGCAATTAAAAAATTATTTTCATCTATAAGTAAAGGATTAGTAAAACCAAACTCTTTTATAGAATCTGCTATCTGAAATACTTGTTTGTTTGAGTGTTTTCTAGGATTTTCTGTATTTATTTCTATATCTTCTATATTTATTTCTTTTACTTTTATCATTTTTTATTCCTTTTGTATTCTTTCTCTTAAAGAGGTTGTTGAAAATGAGTGCTTTCTGTTTGTATAAAAAGTTTTTCCAATACCCTTACCAGTAAAATTTTTACCTTTATAATCATCTCCAACAAATCTAATATCAATCGGAGTTGATTCTAATAAGTCTAACAAGCTTGATTCTGTATCATAAACTAATATCTCATCTACAAACTTTATTGCACTTAGCTGTATAAATCTTTCATAAATAGACTGTATTGGAACATTCTTTTTTTCTCTGTCTAAATTAGGATTTGTTTGTAACCCTACAATTAAATAATCACAGTTATTTTTTGCTTCTTTAAGCATAACTACATGACCTGCGTGCAATAAATCAAAAGCACCACAGGTAAAACCTATTTTCATTTAGGTAATTCGTAAAAATCATTTGGTTGCACAGTACCTTCTGTTACTTGATACAGTATTTGCATTTCTTCTTTTCTAGGAATTCTTGTACCTGTTACCCATTTAGCTAATGTACCTTGTGGAATACGAACATCTGTAGCCATTTCTATTAAATCTATAAACGACATTTGTGTATGTTTTTTATTTTTTAAATATTCTTTTAAATGCATTATTAGTCCAAATATGAATTATAAGTTATATATAAAAGTTTTTAAAGAGCAATACTAATTTATATTTTATTCCAAAAAAGGTTTACATTAATAGAAAAACAAGTAAAATGTAATAATAAATTGAGGTAATAAAATGAAAACTTATATATTAATAACAGAAAGAACACAATATCACATATCTGCAAAAAACTTGCTTGACCTGTATCGTAAAATACAAAAACTTAAATTATATGATAATCAAATAATAAGCATTGACGACTCTATGTCATCATATCAATGGTCAGATTTCAAAAGCCATGCTAATAGAAATAATGTACAGGCAGTACAAGTTTTATAATGAGTAGCAATAATCCATTTAACCAGTTTGATATAGAGCATCTTTCAGCTTCTTCTATTAATACTTATATATTAGAGCCTGCTATGTTTGTATTTAGATATTTACATAAATTTAAAGGTACAGGCAATCCTGCAATGTGGCGTGGTACAACAGTAGATGAAATTACTGGAAACTCTTTAGAAGAAAACAAATCTATTGATATATTAATACAAGAAGCACTAAGCAGATACGATGGCTTATATCATTACTATTTAGATAAAATAGATATAGACACAAAGAAATACGAAAAAGAACGCAACCTTTTACCTTTATATGTAGAAACAGCAGTAAAGTTTTACCGAGAATTAGGCAAACCTGTTTCTTATCAAAAAAAAGTAAGCTTACAGTTTGAAGATCTGCCTATCCCAATAATAGGATTTATAGACCTTCAATATGAGGGTACAGTAAGAGATATAAAAACTGTACAAAGATTACCCTCTGATATACCACCTTCTGTTTGTAGACAGTTATCTGTTTACGCAAAAGCTGAGGACTCTAATGCCTTAGTAGATTATGTGCATGTAACTTCTAAAAAAGCAGAAGTTGTTACTATGCCTGTTAATAATATTGACGAGCATATTGCAGTAGTTAAGAAAGTAGCCATAAATATTATGAACTTACTCTCTTATTCAAATGATATAAACCAAATAGCTAATTTATTCTATCCGAATTATGACCATTTTATGTGGAACAATCCAATAGAAGTAGAAGAAGCTAAAAAAATATGGAGTTAAAATGAAACCTAATAATGAACTTATAAACGCTTTAATAAAAGCACAATCTAATATAGATAATGCTAATAAAGATGGTACTAATCCACACTTTAGAAGTAGTTATGCAACTTTAGAATCCTGTATAGATGCTGTAAAACAACCTTTACTAGATGAAGAAATAATGTTTTTACAAAAATCAGAACTTAGCGATAAAGGAATATGTATTGAAACAGTATTTTATGGGCATGGTAGCGAACTATCAGCAGGTAAAATATTTGTTCCTGCAGATAAAAATAACGCACAAGGGTTTGGTAGTGCCATGACCTATGCAAGAAGATACAGTTTAGTAACTGCTTGTGGAATAGGTGCAGGAATTAAAGTAGAAGAAACTGCTACTGTAGAGCCTACAGGTGCAGACGATGATGGTAATCAAGCAACAACTAATTTTGAAATGTAATGCATATACCAGAAACAATAAAAAGCAAACATATTACAAAGTTATCTATTAACGACCTTGTATTTCTTACTTTACTAAAAGCACAAACTAAAAACGAATGGCTTAAATTTAAAGATATACAAGTTCGTATAATGGGAGTATATGCAGAACGTGGCTTCAGTGAGGGTTATATTAAAAAAAATAAATATTATGCAACTCCTACAATAAGTGCTGCAATTAGAGCAATACGAAATAAAAAAAATCGTATTGCCTATGACCTACCAAACTTTGGAGAAGTAATAGATAAAAAAAAATTAGAAAATAGTAAAGCTATTGTATATAAATTAATTAATTTAGGAGTAAATTATGGCAACTAGTAGAAGTATAAAGGTTAATATTGAAGATGAGGTTAAGTTATTAGAACTAACTAACGACTTACGTTTTATTTTAAATAATATATCTGAAACTAATGATATGTGGTTAAGCGACTTAAATAATCTTAGAAAACTAGAATGTAAACTAGAAGATGTATTTAACTTTGATTATGACCCTAAAACATATAGATACATACTTAAAAATTCAAAAAGGAGTAAAAAATGAACGATAATTACGAAGAAAAAAATAACACAGGTGCTTTATTTCAAGATGATAAAGTAGAAGTTGTTAGAAAAGGTAAAATAAAAATTAATAATCAAATGCGATATGCAAGCATTATTAAATATCAACCACCTAATGAAAAACCAAAATACGAACTTTCTGTTTCTGTTGGACCATTATATTTAAACCAAGAAGAAGATAAAAAATCTGATAAGAGTCCTGACATTAGTGGCCCAATAAGTATAGATGGTAAGCAATATAAGTTTGGTGGTTATAGACAAACTTCTAAAAAGGGTTTGGAATATACATCTGTTTTACTGTACGAAAAAGAAGACAATGATTATCCTTTTCCAAGCCAAGATGTAGATGATGGTTTACCTTTTTAATTATGAAAATTATAGAAGCATTAAAAATACAAAACACAATTTTTTAAATCTACACATGACACAAAAAATTTGTGACGAAAAAAACAAAAACAAAAGATAAGAAGGCAGAGCATTTTAGTCATGCAACCTCTTGTAGTAATAATTTAGTAAGTAATCTAGGTACTACTGCAACTGCAAGTCTTTCTTTAGATAGCACTGCAATAGGAACAACAGGTGTCATAAATACTTGGGATAGTAAATATATATCTTGTGGTGGTAATACATGGTTAAAAAAAGAGCAATATTCTCCACAAGAAATTGAATTTTTATTTGCTACATCATCTTCACACAAAAGAAAGTTTAAAGTAAAAGAAATATTTAAACATGGCGTTTATATTTTATATAGAAAAAATGTAGTTGTTTATGTAGGAGAAAGTATGAACCCATATCAAAGAGTATGTAATCATCAAAAATCAGATAAAGAGTTTGATTGTTTTAGAATCTTATATTGTAAAAAAAGTAGGAAAAAATATTGGGAAAAAAAACTTATAAATGCATATATGCCTATATATAATAAAACAAATAAAAAAATACCTGCAAGACCTGTTTATTACGTTAATCCAAAGCTAAGAAGTATTTAAATGACAAAGAGAATAGTAAATAAAAAACATTTGCTTTATGTTTCTACACTACCTTGCTTTATTACAAAGGCAGGATTTATGAGTTGTAGTGGTCCAATACAAGTACATCATCTTTTAAAACCTAGCGATGGTAAGCGTGGTTGGTCTCTAAAAGCAGGAGATAATGAAGTAATACCTTTATGTATGTATCATCATGCACAGCTTCATACTAAGTATGGTAATGAGTTTAAGTTTTTAGCTAGATACGGATTTAAAAAAACAGCAGCACAAGAATATGCAAAGCAATTATGGGAAAAAAAAGAGCATTGGCTTGATACAGATGATGATTTACCCTTCTAAAAAAACTTAAATATTTATTCCAAAAAAGGTTTACTTTTTGCAAATTCACTATAGAATGGTAGTTATAAAGTTAAATTGAAGGAAAATAAAATGAAAAACTTAAATCAAATAAAAGAAAGAATTCAAAACTACGATTATATGACTTTTAGTCAATATAAAGAGTTAAAAGATAGCATCTTAAAACTAAACCAAAACCAAATTGTTGAAATCTACAGCAAGTACATTGACCCTATAGAAGAACTAGAACAGGAAGTATATTACCAAGTTATTGAATCAGAGTCAGAAACAAATTCCTTTTATAAAAGAACAAAGTACTTTTTTAAACTATCTGAAACTATTGGAACTGTAGTTTTAGATAACTACGAAAAAGAACTAGAAAAACCTATTGAAGTACAGATACAAGAAACACCTAATAATATACTTTTAGAAATGAATAAGTACAAAATAGGAAACTTAATGACACCTAAGTTAAAAGATTTAGTTGTTCAAGAATTAAGTAAAAGAAATTTATTGGAGAGTGCATAATGAGATACGAACTATATGTATATCTATCTAAAAGCAAGTTTTGGTTTAAAGTCTTGCAAACATCAGACCAACAATTCTTTGATTACAAGAAAAGAAAACTTGTAAAAGATGGTCATAAAGTAAAAGAATCTGTCAACTATATAGGTGCTTAATATGAGTAGATTATTTAGAGATAAAAAAGATAAATGGGATAACGAGCCACATTTGTTATCTGCAGAAGAAAGACTAGAAAGGGCACAGTTTGAATTACAAGTAGCACAAGACAATCATTTTGAAGCAGTACAAGAACTTTTAAATGATAGTCCTACTGCTATAATGTTTAAAGAGTTAAAAAATAGGGAGTAAATATGCATTTAGAAAATTTTGTATATAACAATAAAGATACATACATAAATAACTTTTATCGTTGGTATCATGCAAACTCTGTAGAAAGAGAAATATATAAAGAGCCTAAACTACTACAAGATGAAGCAGAAATGATATTTCGTAAGATGTGGGGTTATAAGCAATTTGAGAATGAGGTTTTTATTAATTAATATGAGTATTATTATAAATGAAAAAGAAACACCTTTAATTGTTAAATTATTAAAAAAAGCTATAAAAAAAAATACATTGACAGAAGAAGAATTATTTATAGCACATGAGTTGTATGAAGACTTAAAAGACCTTGTAGATAAATAAAAAGATTATGAGTGAAGAAAAATTTAATGAAAAGCAATACTGGGAAGATAGAACCAAAGCATATCTAAAAGAAACTGAAACAATACATTTATGGAATCAAGATGCTAAAGTAAGAAAACTAGAAAAGCATATAGACTATATTCAAAAAGTATTAAAAGAAAAACAAGATGAACTATTTTGTTTAAAGTTTGAAATTAAAGAACGAAAAAATGAAACTTAGTTTTAACAAAAAAAAACAGAACACACAAGGAGTTCAATTTAGAATTGATTCAAAAACAAATCAAAACTTAACAGTGTTAAGAAATTATTATTCTGCAGAAACTGGTAGAAAAATTACAACAGGTGAAATTTGTAAAAAACTAATCAATCAACACATAGAAAATTTAAAATTACAAACAATAGAAAAAGATGTCCTCTAAGACTTTTCAGACTTATACATAATATTAAGTCCTGCTAAAGTACATAGGCGATTCTTTTCATCTAAACCTTTAGATGTAAGTTTATAATCATTACCATTTAACTCTATATAACCATGTGTTATTAAATCAGTAAGATAATCACTTGGGATAGAATCACCAAACATAATGTTTAAAATACCACCTAATCGTTTAGTCTGTGTTTTACTTAATGCCATTATATTATTAAAAGTGTTACAGTTATTAAAAGAAAAAAATATAGCAAAGGTTCATATCTACTATTAAACATCACTCCAATCTTGACCTTGAAATAGCAAAGCTTCAGCTTCCCTTCTTCGTATTAAACCCTGTTTTACTTGACCACCAGCTTTATTCCATCTCTTAATTTGATTTGGTACATCATTCCAATCTTTGTTATTTAATTTTTGCAAAAGTGTACTACTAGAAAGGTTTGATGGACCTAAATTAAACACCCATGATACAAGTGAGTCAAATTCATTTTGTTTTAAATCAGTTTTTACCATGTCATTTATATAACCCTCATACTCATACATTTCATGTAACAATAAACTATCAGCTTCTTCTTGTGTAATAGTATCGCCTTCTTTGACATCTTTGGTTGAGCCATATCCTATTGTTAAAACATTAGCTGCACAACGATATGCTGCAAGTTCACAACCCTCAAATTTCTTAATTAAAGATAATCCTTCTTGTGATATTTTCATATTATTCTCCCCATGTTCCGTCATCTCTGACTTTTGCTGTTTTTTTGCCACCCCAGTACTCAACTGCGTGTCCTTCATCAATAAGCATTTGACAAATACTTTGGCCATCTTCTGTATAAGGAATGCCAAGTATTCTGCCATATTTACCTTTGCCTAATGACTGTATTTTAAAATTGCCAACACATAGTTCTATTAATCTATCTTTGGCTTTCAGTCCTAATGCCTTTTCTTCTAAATTTCTTGTGCGTGATTCAGGTGTGTCTATACCTGCTAATCGCACTCTTTGTTTGTGTAGCTTTACTGAAAAGCCTAAATCTAGCACTACATCTATGGTATCTCCATCTACTACCCTATCCAATAAAGCATTGTATACGAATGGTGTAACGCTATCAGACATGACTACTTATCTTTTGCTTTCATAATGTTAAGAGCAAGTAACTCTACAACTGAATACAATTTTTTAATCATATTGTCATCTTTTGGTGTCGGAGTTAATGCACAAACAATTGATGCAATACATACAACGCCTGTGATAATTCCTAACCATTCTCCTATAAATCCAAACATAATTGTTCTCCTTTTATTTATGGAGTTTTAATTCTATCAGATATTTACTTAGGTTTGTCAACTGTTACCTTTCTGTAATAAACCACTACATCTTTTAATTCAGTGATATACCTCTTTAATTCTTGCATGTTATAAGCCATAACTTCGTAATCAGGTATGGTCATAGCTAAGAAAACTAACTCACCTTCTTGTTCTTCAATCATTGCTAACTGGTCTTCCCAGTTTTCAGGAGTTATTACAATCCATTTAGGTTCTTGTAAATCAATTTCTCTAGGCATAATAGGTTGTACTATTTTCCTATCTAGTGGCTTTGCTGTTACTTCTATCTGCTTAGTCGGTATCAGACTGCAACTGCAAACCATCATCAAGACCATCAACTGTTGTGCTGATTTTCTCAATATCTTCCATGATATGTTTTGTTCCATTATTTATCTTCCTTTGCATTTCTATAGGGTCAGCTAATATTTTAGCTGCTAGTTCATAGTTCTGTATAAATTGTGTATATCTGTTTAACTCTCTTTGTGCAGCTTGACTCTTAATTGTTAAATCATTCATCTGTTGCGTTTGCAGTTCAAAGTCAGCTTGTATAGATTTTATTGCTTCTTCTTGTGTTGCAATAGCACCTTCTAAAGCTAGATTATTAGCTTTAAGTGTAGTGTTTTCTTGATATAGCCAATATCCACTAAAACCTAAAACTAAAATGATTCCTATAAGTACTTGTTGCATTCAATGTCCTCTATGATGTAATTTAGTCCTGAAGCACTTCTATATTCTATAAGCCTGTCATCTTCATCACGAAATTTAAGGTGTTTTTCTTTTTGCACTAGAATCTTTTTTGATATGTAGGTTTTATCATCTGAATCACCATATTCTTTATTGAAAGATACAGTTATTTTATACCTTGTTAGAAATAAACTAATAATCCAATTAATTATTTGTTTTAATTCCATGTATACACCTGTAACTTTTCTTTTTTACCTTTAGCTTCTATTGGTTCTAAAGGTATTAAATCAAATTCTAATGCATTTTGTGTGCTTTCGCCAATTAGTAAGTTTACACGAGCTTGTTTTGTACCTGATTCAAGTCTTGCAGCTGTATTAACAGCATCACCTATTGCTGTGTAGTCAAATCTTGATTCTGAACCCATATTACCAATAACTGCATAACCTGAATTTATACCTATGCCAATATGTACAGGAGCAAAACCTCTATTCACAAGAACACAGTTAAGTTCTATCATATTTTTTTGTATATCCATTGCACACGCTAATGCTTTTTCTTCGTGTTTTTCTAAATCTAATGGTGCATTAAATATGGCCATCATTGCATCACCTATATACTTATCAACCATACCACCATGTTTTTGTACTGCTTCTTGTTGTGCTGTAAGTGCCTTATTCATAATATATGTAACATCTTCAGGCTCTAATGTTTCAGACAATGCAGTAAAACCACGCACATCTGTAAATAAATAGGTGCAATAACGCTTCTCACCGCCTAATTTAAGTAGTTCAGGGTTATCTTGCAGTCTTTTTACTTGTCTTGGGTCAAGATAATGCTCAAATTGTTTTTTAATTTGTTGTCTTAACTTGTATTGTTCTCTAAATCTAAGATAAAAAGCTATTGTACCTGTTATAAACTGTGATATTAAAGTCCATGTAACATCAATCAATAAGCTTTTTTGTATTAGGTAATAACCAAGAGAGCCTGTAGAAGCCATCACACCTAATCCTAATATAATTCCCCATGTTATGCCTAAACGAATCAACACAAGCCATATAAGAGCCACAGACACTAAAAATATACCTATTTCTACAGCTAAAGCATAATCAGGTATAAAAGGACTATCTTGTATTAAAATTGACTCAGATAATGCTGCTTGAATCTTATGTGGTTCTAATAATCCAACTGGTGTTGCTATTTGTGGCATTACGCCATTTGCAGTTACACCTACAAACACAAACTTACCTGCAACATTCATCTCTTTTAAATCGGTTTGTGGTGTATCAATCCAACTAATCCATTTACGACCAAGACTATCTGTTTTAATTGGTGGTATTCCTCTGATTGATATTTCTTCTATACCATTATCATTAGTTTTTATAATGTAAGTCTTTACACCAAACAATGCTTTATATATTTGTGTTCCAAATGCAGGTATCCAGTCGTTATTAGGTGTGCTTACAAGTAATGGTATT